AAATCATAAACTGAACAGGTTGATGCGAACACATATCTTTTTACTCCGGCTTCTTTAGCCATGTGCGCTAGCTCAACAGGTGATTTGTAATTTAGTTGTTCATTAGCTTCTGGATTAAAATTAGCCATTGGATCATTTGATAGGCCTGATAAAAATATTACTGCTTCAAATCCTTTGAAGTCTTTTACTTCAAGGAGCCTCATGTCGCTTTCAATCAAAGTTATTTTATCTAGCAATCCATCAAGAGAATCTAAACCAAAGTAACCTCGGTCACATACTGTTACTTGATGTCCTTCTGCTACTAATTGTCTTGTGAGAACAGAACCAACGTACCCTGCTCCACCAATTACTATAACCTTCATTTTAATCCAGCCTCCTTAAAGTGTAATCTTATTCTTGTCAATGGAATTCTTTCTTTCTCTACAAGTATTTGAGTGAGGCGAGCCACCACATCCTTTGGTTCATCCATCTTAGCAAGGATCTTTGGTTTGTTTTTCAAATAGTAATCTCTACTGTACTTGGATATTTTCTCTTTATCTAAAGAGGAATGACTCGACTCGTTAGCAGCTTCATTTTTGTTCTGCTTTTGATTCTGGTTTTTCATTTTTTGGTTTCACAGTGTCCCTTGGGTCTTCCTTGGTTATTCCTTTTTCATACAAGGATAGATCAACTATTCGTCTCGTTAATGCAATTAGTTTTTCTACTGACATAGCTCCTTCTTGAACTCCATAAGTATCAAACATTACTTTGTTAATTTCTTTTCCTACTTTGTCTTGTAGCTCTCTAAACCCACCTACTTCTTTTTTCAAGACTATCATTTTATCTTCTGCTTCTTGCAGAGTTAATTTTTTATCAGTCAAAATAATTACCTCCAAGTAATTGAAATACTTATGAACCTATCTCCTTTTAAACTGCTCGTTATAGAGGAAGAAAAGGAGGGAGATTACTCCCCCAAGAATGCCTTCACTATATTTTTATTGTAGTTCTTGTTTTGGAATGTTGTCACTATTGTTTGTATTTGAACTTTCTTTCCGATAACAATAGTCCTTAGATCATCCAAAGCTTTTCCGAATTCATATGAATTATGTGCTAGAGCATCAAGAACTCCTAATGCTGATTTAGGGCCAAGCCACATTGCACCATCTTCTGTGTAGATTCTTCCACCTGAGAAGTTTTCATAACTTTGTTTTCCATCAACCTCGTACTCTAAGGTTAGGTAGAATGGTGTGAACTCTTGTCCTTTCTTATCCATTTTCTTTTCTTTAACTTTCTTGAATTGTGCATCTTTAATCAATGCTGTTGTGAGTTTCTCAAACAATGGTTTTCCACCAGCGTCTGGTTCTCTCTTTGTTTCTTCAGCCGACATTGGCACAGATTTATTTTCCTCGTCTTCTTTATTCGCAGGATCCTTTTGATTTGGTAGGTCATCCTGAACTTCTGCGGGCTTGGGAGCCTCTTGGTTTTCTTTAGCCATTTGTATCAGTCCTGTTATTCGTTTCTTTTGTAACGAGATAACTGTTAATCAAGGATTCATCTATTGTTGGAATATATTCAGATTCTTTTTTACATCCTTGGCACCTTCTGTGCAGTAATTCTGAGAGCTTTTCACATTGTGGTGTTCGATACACTCCTCTTGTTGTTTCCCCTGTTCCTTCAATCCATTTTTCGTAATGTACTTCACTGAAAGATTCTTCTTTTAATTGTGTCCTTGTAATTATAAAATCACAATGTGGACACTTAAAGTATAATTCCTTTTCTTGCATATTTTCTCCCCCACAGACAGTTGATACAGTTTACATATATTGGTGTCTCTATTCCTGCTGATAATTCTCTTATTTGATGGCACTTCATTTTCAGGTTCTGCTCTACTCTTTCTTCAAAATAAGCTACTGCATTAGGGTGTCCCTTCCTTATTAAAAAAGGTAAGAGATTGCAGACCTGTAGTACAAATGCATTCTGGCTATTCTTTTTCTTTAACTTATACAAGTCAGCAGTCAATGCAAACAACCCCATTGACTTTATCTCATCATAAAAACAAATATAAGAACAGACTGAAACAAGAGATTCATTCTCAGGAAATCCAATAGCTCTCAGTCTTTTCAAAGTAAAAGAAACACTACTATTTTTATTTGAATGAATGTACTTTAATTCTTTTTTGATTAAAACAAACCAAGAACCAAATCTATTGTATACTGGAGTACCTCTAAGAGTGAGCATGTGATTCTCATAAAGAATTCTATTCTTCTGCTTCTCTGTTAAATTCAACAACCTCAGCCTCCTTCATAGTTCTATGGTTCTTTACTATTGAATGCCAGTAAGGATAAATCTTTCTGTAAACCCCAACCTGAATAATACTCACCAATCCTATTTTTTCTAGTTGTTTAGCCATATAGCTTGGAGATTTAACTGGCTTGTTTGTCTCCATCTCTGCAATACTAATGCCGCTATTCTGACAAACATATTCATACAGAGTTCCTAATTCTCCTGTCAAATAATCTTTTCTTTTTGCAACAGGTAGATTCATTAAATCAATTGCGCTTTTGCCACCCCATGTTCCAACGATAACTGTCAACAATCCTTTTGCTTCCTCGTAATCCCCTGGAAGAATCTCAAACTTCTCTCTCTGTTGAATTATAAAATTATATTTAGAGACTCCATCAATCAAAGCATAAACCATGTGTCTTCCTCTGGCTTCCCAGATACCTTGTAATTTCTCAGGGACTTTTGTTTCTATCTCTCTGAATAACTCTTCAACTAAATTACCTTGAGGGCTAATCTTGAAACTAACCATGTAATCATACAAGGAAATAAAATCATTGTTCTTCTTTGGTTTTGGATCTCCATCCATACTCCTGATGAGGTTCTCTCTGCTCTTAATGAATTTAATATGCTCTGGAGTCTGGTGATACCAAATGAATCTTGACATGAAAGCTTCATCTAAAACACTAGCCATTTCAACAATAGAAGAAAAAACATTCTTCCTTGGATTACTCGCAAGGAAAACTTTAGAAGAAGCTCTAACCTTAAGTTTCTGATCGTGCTTTCCAGAACCAGCTAATCTTTCTTTATGCTCAAGGATTGAAGTAATCAAGTCAGCATCATTATCAGCATAAGCTCCAATGGATTTGTTTCTTTTCAAAGCCCTCATGAATTCATCTATAATAGAAACTCTGAAGCATCTGCAGATGTACCCTTCATCTGGAAGAGAGCCTCCAAAGTTAGGAATAAGATTTTTGAGTGTGACTGTAGTTCCATCAGCAATTCCACTAGGCTCATCAAATACATTAGCCAAGCTTTCTAAGAATGAGCTTTTACCTGTACCTCTCTCAGCAAGGATACCGAAATGAATAGGCCATCCATCATAACCTCGTAAGCTACAAAACAAAATAGAAGCAATTAGTTTCTCAAACCATTGAGGATGTCTCAATTCTCCAAAAATATTTTTAGCCAAGGTCTCATGATTCCATCCTTTTACAAGGCCTTGTGCTTCTTCAAATGATAGAGGAACAATCGCTGGTTTAACTTCACTGAGAAAAATAATATCTCTCTTGGAGTGAAGAGTTGTTTTCTCACCAATCTTTAATTGCTCTTGCATCCTAACAATCATTCCACTTATTTTACATTGACCTATATCTAATTCTTTAACTGAAAGAAGCAAATACTCTTGTTTGTCATTGTCTTGATAAAGGTACACATAGAATGATTCTACAAATGAATCAATCAAATTCCTTTTCTCAGAACTGTCACCAAACCATCTTATTAGATTCTTCCCATCAGCTTCTTCGTAAATAGCTGTTAAAAGAATTGGTTGTTTGGTTTCTATTTTTTTAGAAATGATCCTACCTTGAGATTTGAAGTTACCAAAAACAAAGAAAGGTAAAGTTATTTCTTCAGGATCTACTCCATCAATTGCTTGGTCGTCTATAAGTTTAATCGTTAATCTTCTTGATGTACTGGCTGAATAATCAGCATCAAGGAATCTTATTTTTCTGGAAGCAGGATTCTTTTCAACAAACTCCTTAGCTACTTGGAATAAGCCTTCATCTATTTTCTCAATAGGTGGTTTATCTGTTCCTACTACTCTTCCTTTTTCAAGGCCTCCAATACCAACATAGTTTTTAGCAGTGGATAAATCAATTGAATATTTTGATTCTGCTTCAATCAAGTAACTCATTATTTTTTTCTTATCTTTTTTATCAATAAGTTTTTTAAGTTCAGCTTGGATTTCTCCAATTCTTTCAATAGAAATTGTCCCTTCTTTTAATTCATGAAGAGCATTAAATACTATTCCCTTAATGAAACTCAAGGTCTCACCCTACTCTTCATTAGAATGTAATAAGTTTTACCAGAAGGATTGTCATCAGAAAAATAGTATTTCTCTCTATCTTCAAAGATAATTCCTGAAGGATTGAGTGTTTTATTATTAGCACTAGAATTAAAATCAGCAATTGTTTTTAGATCTATTAAAGTATTCTTTTCTTTAATTTTGTTTATTGGAATCCAATCAGTTTCTAAAGAATTAACTTCTTTCAAGTATCTCCCTCATCGCAACACATCTCACATTGAAAATTCAATGCATTAATATTACTCACTCAATCCATATAAATGTATGCCATAAAAAGGGATTAGTTCCCTTTTTCTGGCTCTGCAATCCTTGGCATTCTTTCCGGATGTTGAACTTTAATCCAGTTAACAACCAAAGATACTATTAATAATCCTGCTGATATTGCTCCTGCCCCAAATAATTTTTCTATTAACATTTCAATTAGTTCTGGGAAGAAGAGATATGCAAAGACTGAGAATGTAATTCCATAAAGAATTAGTGCTTTCCCTTTCTTTAACAGACCTAACAGTAAACTATAGATTTCTTTTTTTGTTGGCATCTTTTCACCTCCTAGAATACAACTGCAACCACTAGGCTAACACAGATGCTAACTGCAGTTACAATCACATAAACATTAGCTTTGAAAATTTTAAGATCAGTAATTTCTTTTGTAAGCTCTTTGAAAATTAGAGCGTTTTCTTCACAATGACTTTTGAATATTTTTTTTATTTCAGTTGTTTCTGTTTTTATATCATTAGTTAAATTTCTCAAATCACTTTTCATTTCAGTTTTAAATTCTTTTCTTTCTTCTTTTAAATCTCTAAGTTCGTAAAGCATGAATCCTTTGAAAGCATCGTTAGGAGTATCTCTTCCCAACTCTGTGTGTTTCCCATTAATTTTGAAATCATCCAATGTTATCAACTCTAATTTTTTCCTTGCCATTTTCTTTTTCTCTTTATTGTTATCTTATCCCCAAGTTCTTTCTTGAATGTTGCTGATGCTTCTCTTGATTCAAATTGATGGATACTAAATACATCATTGTAACTAAACCAAATTCCACTTGGTTTGAGTCCGGAATAATCATTATTGTTATGCCTTGAAGGATAGAGTTTCAAATCAGAATGTGAGTAATCTTTCTTTGTTGAATTTAGATGTCTCCAAATTCCTGTTGAATCTTTTGTATAAACAGTAGCATGACCAATATTATTTCTAGCCCAACCAAAACTAATTAACCACTTGTCTCTTGGGATATTTGCTGCTGCGAAATAAGAACCAATTTTGTTAGCCCAATCATCACAATCACCAGCAAGTCCTTTGCTTCTAGCAAATCTAAGTTCGTATGGAAACATCAAATACTCTGAGAAACCATATTGAGTATCAGAACCATATTTGTAATTACTCTTAGCTTTCAAATAAAGTTTAGGAATGAGTTCATCAAGATCTTGAGAACCATTATACCTAAGAGATTTAACCGCTTTTTCTATTGTGAAATCAGGCATGATAAAATTCCTGATGTCCATCTCAACTTGCTTGAAATGATTAGGTCCAACAAGAACAGGTCTTTGATAAGTTATGTCTGCATTAGGAATGTCAGTTGGTGGTTTGATTAACCCATTAATCTTGTCTTTGAGTTCTTCAATTTCTTTTACATCAAGGACAATTGTTTCTGAAAGGATTTTGTTTTCATCTATTTTTCTTGCAATAGTATTTTTTTGAGAAAGAACTAAACTATTATTCCCAACAATTACTTTACCTAGTCTTATAATTTCTTCTTTCTGAAACTTACAAGGATTTGTTAAAGACTCAAATACCCTTGAGATAAATTCTTCAAACTCATTGCTCATTCAAGACCTCCACAACAATTATTGAATTGATTTGTTCTTCATCAGTCTTATCAAAAACAGGATAATTATTTCTAGTAAAATGAACTGTTGACCCAGAGAGAACTCCTCTAAGTGCAAGTTCTCTAAAGCTAATTGAGTTTCCTTCAAGCAATCCAAGTAAGTGTTCATAATTAATTTGGAATTCTGTTGTTGAAGGAGTAGATGCAAAGGCCTTGTTAGTAGTAGCAACTGGAGCTATCAAAGAAGTTTGGTTTTCATTTGCTGCTGTACCATCAGTACCAAGAATAATTGTAAGAGGGGTAACTGGTGTTTGTCCTTGTAAATATTTTATGACTTGTGCAAGAGCAGTATTAAGAACAACCATTACTCCCACCCTTTTTCTTTAGCTAGTAAGGATAATTTTTCAGTAGTAGTATTAGCTTTCTCCCAATTTTCTTTTCCTTTTTTCTCTTTAATTTTATCTAGGTTTATTTTATATTTACCTTTTGTTTCCATTAACCCCACCACGCTATACTATATGCTTTATGTACGTCTGCTGTTGCAATAATTCTTATTTTTAATTCATCACCTTGAGTTGATGTGATATTTACTTTCTCATTAAAATTAACTCCAGTAGTCCAAGTAGCACCTGCGTCACTAGAGACATCATAAGTACCTGTAGGGAAAGTATTATCATTATTTTTTACAGTTAACCACGTGTCAGTTATATTTGTTGGGTTGCTTGAAACTAAAGATTCAGTTTGAGTGTAATCATCTGTTGCTTGATTGTAAGCAACAATATCATCAACAGTCATTCCAGCTACTTGACCACCTCCACCTGAACCATTTAAAGCTCTAAAAATTAAATCTTGGCTTCCTGTTAAATTTCCACAATAAATAAGTTTAGTTCCATTACTAGAAATAGCTAATGTATTTGAACCAATTAACATACTATTAGCTCCTGTTCCTGGATCACTAAAATTTGTTACTACAAATTCAATCCAAGAAACACCAGTAACATCAACTGACTGAGTTATTTCTCCTTTAGTACCAGGAGTCCATGGAGTTCCACCTGAATTTAAATTACAAGCATTAGATGTAACTGTTGCAGTTCCTTGTGATGTGCTTGTATCAGTCCAACCAGTTAAATCTCCTGTTGCAAAATCACCGTTAGTTACTTCTCCAGAATCAGCACCAGTACCAGCAGTATAACTATCTACGTTTGATGCACCACTACCTAAAGCGTTAGTTAAATAAGAAGAAGTTGTATCCCCAGTATCAATTGTATTCAAATACCCTGTTGAATCTGAAAAAATATCTGCTATACTTGCTGTATGAGTTCCACCAGTAATTGAAGCATCTTGTTGTAATTGAATAATATCAATTGCTTGTTCCATGAGAGTAGTAAACATTACTCCATAAACTGAATCATTTATTTCATCAACAATATCTTGAAAATTTTCATTCACTTCATCAGCATCTGCTGGAGTCCCATTTGAAAAACTATTAGTTACATCGAAAGCCATGGTATCACATCCTATATACTTTTTTCTCTTATTTAATTATTTGCTTTATAAATCACCTGTATCATATACGACTACCCAAGATCCAAATGCAGTAGCATCATCACCCCAATCAAAGGAACCCCAGATCCCATAAGTTGGGTGTCCCCAGATTAAAACATCTGAAGCTGGAAGGTAAATTCTTTTTTCTCTTATTATTCTCTTTACTCTTAATTTAATAAAATTATCACTGAAGAATTGAATGTATGGAGTGCCTCCTGATAGGTCTCCAATTTGGGATCTTGTATTAAGCGCAGTTGAATTTTGATTTGCTATTTCTTTTCCAATATCATTTGCTGAAGCCATTAGATACCTGCCTCTGTTTCTTCTCTTACATTCAATGTAGTAAACCAACCATCAGATCCAATCGTGTGTTGAGTGTCTTCTATTCTTAAAACTTGAGGTGCTGCTGCAGTCCAACCATATTGAGGGATAACAAAATTATATAACCCGCCAATACTGTAAGTATTTGTTCCATGGAAACTTGCTCCACCTTTCCATCTAGGGATTGATGTTGCTTCTAGTATTGCTTCAACTTGACTTCTTCCTAAAGCTCTTATGTCTGTTCTAAATTTAGCATTACCACCTGAGTATTCTGCAGGGTTTCCATTGGGAAATTCATTATCTATTGTTACTCCATTAGATAATTTTATTTGTCTTGATATGTTCAAATCAGGAATATAAGTCCAACGGAATCCACCTGAATCTGTAACACCTCTGTAATTCACAGCGTAATAAGTTATTGCTTCTCCATTGAAATCAGATCCTGCATTGTATATTGCTGCATTGAAAACACCAAATACTTTCTTTGAAAAATTAAGATTGAAAATATCATCAGTTCCATAAGTGATTGTTCCATCAACTGGGGAAGTTGAAATTAGTTTCCAATGAAAAACATTGTCACTATCTATGAAGAAATAAAATCTTTGTCCTGAAGTATAACTTCCAGCACCCCAATCTTTCAGAACTTCTCCTGCTGGTTTGAATGAAGCAGTATATTCTACTCCTGTTAATCCATCAGGAAAATCAGATGTATCAATTGAATCAGCAGTAAGAGTTATTGCTGCAGCACCTGTTAAATTAGCTTGTTGATTAAGCTGAGCAACCAATAAATGTACTAAGGAATTATCTTCATCCCCTCCGGAAACACTTACTCTTCTTCCATCTGATTCGTTGAATGTTTGACCAAATACAAGAATAAGATTTAATATTTCAGATCGGGATGTTACTTCAAGCCCAATTGATTTAGCACCTGCTGAATCAACAGGGTTCAAATCAGATATATCCCCAACAATCAAAACATCATCCGAGTTATTTGATGAGAAATTATCAAGATCTCCTCTGTCAACAAACCTTCCGTTCTTTGCATAAACTGAAAGTGAATCTCCTATAGTAAATGCGTCAACATAACTGCTGATGTTCTTTAGAATAACACTGCCTTTTCCTGCAACGGTCTGGATTGCTTGATCTGCTGATGTGTCTAATATCTCTGTTAGATCAGTCTTAGTTCCAGAAGAATCCTCATGCAATGCCATCAAGCTTAAATAAGACATAGTTAGACCTCTAATTTTGAGTATATGTTACCTCTAAATCAAATTCAGTTATATAACCGTAATGTTTCTCCCCAGATTGTCCTCTCTCAGTATCCATTGTTCTTGTAAAAGTGAAATCTGTTATTTTTCCATAAACAAATTTATTAACTCCAAAATTAGAGTCTTGAGATGAAAGATTATTATAACTAGGATTAACTGGATTGTCATCATATACAGTAAAGTAATCATCTCTGAAAGCCATGACTGCAACACTCCTTCTCATCTTAAGAAGATTAGCAAATAATGTTTGACCAGCAGACGTAGAGAAATCAATAATTCCGTGAATAGAATATTTTCTGTTTACTACTGAAGTTGTCTGAACTTCATTCTCATCAAGCAACCCATCACCACTAGCATCCTTTGCAAGAGATGGTTGATCTGTATTTTCTTTAGGAGCATTAAGAACCAATTCAGATCCAGGAATAATAATTGCGTTTCCGCTATTTATTTTTGTGTAACCAACAATTTCAGCAGCAGCATTTACTGTTGCTTTCCCTGTATCTAAAATCATTACTCCAACATTGTCAACCATTTCACACACCCTTTGAAACTGCTCTTAAAATATTTAGATTATTCCTTTCAACTGCAGCACTAACTGATGAAACATTATTTGCTCTTGTTCCATTAATATTAGTTGTTTGATTTACATTTATTCTAGCTGCTGAAATTGCTGCTGCCGCTCTTGCTGCTTGAAGTCTTCTGATTGCTTCAATAGCTCTATTAACTTCCGCAATAATTTGTCCAACAAAATCAGTAACAATATCTAAAGCGCTTGTCATTGAAGTAGTGAATACTTCTGAGACTGCTTCATCAAGAACAGGGCCAGCTTCTAAAACACCAGTAGCAAATTGAGTTACCATTGATTGACCTGATGCTGTAACATTTGATAAAGGTCCTCTTTGAGCATCTCCATCAAGAGGATATAATTCCATAAGCTTTTCATTATTAGCTAAGGTTTGTTCATCAACTATAGGAAAATTATTATCAAGGCCTTGTGCGAATTGATTTTGAAATTGTAGCCCTGTACTTTTTGCATCTTCAAAAATAGATTCACTAAAAGAAGTATTAAAATCCTTAGCTCCTTTTTTAGCTTCAGCAACAAAGTTAGAAACATTAAAAGAAAACGAACCTGAATCTGTTGAAAGTCCAGTTACATCTTCTTTCATTTGTTTAAGAGCTTCACTTGCTGATTGTGTATTTGTTGCAATAGAATCAATATTTTCAGAAGTCTTTTTTGTTTCAGTAGTTACTTCTTCAAATCCTTGAGACAATTCAAAAAACTCTCTAAGATCAGACCTCACTTGTTCAGAAGATCTATTAATTGAATCAGAAAAGTTAGAAGCATTTTTTCCGGCTGCAATAAATCTTTTATCTAAATCAGAAATGTCTCCTTCTAAAGCAGTTATACTTTGAGTAGCTCCAGAAGAATCAAAGAAATCAAAACCTAGTTGCGCATTCAATCCTTCAGCAAGTGCTTGAGTTGCTTTAGCTGCTTCTAATTGAACTGTCTTAAGAACTTTAATAAATAAAACAATTGCTTGAGCAGTGAATGAAGCAAGCAACACTCCTGCTTGAATAATAAGATTTGATAATGCAACAATGATGTCAACAAAAACCCCTATTGCTCCTGCACCAATATCAGTTATACCTTGAGTGATCTTAGGAAAATCATTCGAAGTTAATCCATCAATTACTTTTCCAAAACCACCAATAAATTGTGGAAGATCTTTCGTAAATAAATCTTCAGCAGATTTTGAAATTACTTCAAATGTATTCGTTGTGATATCCTGTATTTTTCCAAAATTATTTCTCCAGACTCCTTCTAATAAAAGAACTGCTGCAGCTAAAACTGCTAATCCTACTAATAAACCACCTAACCCAATTCCTTCAATTGCAATTCCTGCTGCAGTAAATACTTCTGCTAATCCAAGTGTAGTTGCAAGACTAGCAATACCTTGTAAACCTAAACCGATTATTCCAATCCCTAATAATAAACTCCCAAAAATAAAACCAGCAGCACCAAGAAGTCCAACAAATTGTTGAACTGGTCTAGGTAAATCAGCCCAAAGATCAACAAACTGAATGACAACATCGAGAAGCCCCATGATTAAAGGAGCTAATGCTTGAGTTAAAGTGAAATTAAAAAATGTCACAGCAGCTTCAAGTTCAGTGAACTTTTTTGATAGAGGAGTTACACCTTGAGAATCAACTTTTCTGAATCCTTCAATCGCACCTCTTAAGAAATTTCCAAAGGTTCTTTGTAAAGCCATTCCAAAAAATAAAAGAGAAAGTAGCTCTGCTTTAAATCTTTTGGTTGCTACTTGTGTTTCTCTGAATGTTTTTGTTAAATCAATTCCTTGTGCTTTCAACTGAGCCATTGCAGGAATAGCTTCCATTATTTCTCTTGAGAAAAGTCTAGCTGCAGGAGGTAGTTGTTGAGACACACCTAATAATTTTTGCATTGTCGAAGTAGCTATTTGAGCTTCTGTAGACATTGCTCTAGTTGTTTGAACACCAAGGTTTTGTGCTTGGAAAATTTGCTTCACCAGAGAAGTTATTTTTAGATAAGCTTCAGATAAAGGGATAGTGGAAGCGGTTGCTTCTTGATTGCTCTTAGATACTTTAGCCATGTTCTGTGCAACAACTGAACTTGTTGCACTTATTTGTTCCATGGCTTTTGCTGGCAATGATGCAGTCGAAGCCATTTTGTTTAAAGCTGAGTTAATCTGATTTAAGCCAGTTAAGTCAGCCTTTGTCTGCAATAGAATGTCAACTGCGAATTGTGCCATAGTATCATCTTCTTTTCTTGTTATTAAAACCTTTCTTTCCTTTGTTGCTTCCTGCTTTTGCAGCCCTTGCTTCGTTAGCGTATCTCCGGTTTATGTATTTTATTATTACCAAAAACTGAGGAATATCAAGAGATTTCAGATAATCTATTGTCCAACCGTATTCTTTCAATACTATTTCTACAGCAGCCATCATATCTGAAGCCTTGAATTTCCTGTAACTTATGTCTCCGTCTATGATTTTTGAGTCGCCGGAACCGATGTGTCCGAGTCGCTCTGATGAAGCTCTGGGGGGTCCTTTTTATCCCCAATGTTATTTGATTTAAGTATTTTAGCCATCAATGGAATTCCTATTGTAACACTAATCATTGAGACTTTACTTTTATTTGCTTCAACTAATTTAGGATCTCTTTCCTTTGAAGCTGGATCTATAGGAGTCATTGAGTAAGCCATAGCATACACAATTAAATCCTGTAACAATTCATACAACTCTTTCGGAGCTGTTGCTTTAAATGAAGGAGTAATAATAATTGTTTTTATTTCTTTACCCTCAACATCCTTTTGAACTCCACCTTTTTCCTTATCGTATTTAGGATTTGGAAATTCTTTAGATTCTGTATTATCCGCTAACAAAGTTTGAGTTCTTAAAAGATCTGCAAACTTAGTCATTGGAAGAGGAGCTAATTCAAACATATGTTTATTTCCATCTGAATCAACTATCTCAACTTCTTGAGTTTTACTAAAGAGAGTTTGAAGTTCATCAAAATTTTGTATCTTACTCATCCCCCAAACCTCCCTTCTTTCTTTTCTTTTTCTTCAGGTACTTCTGTAATTCTTCCAGTTTTATGTAATGTATTGTGTGCTTCCATAAGGAAAGGAATAGCTTGTCCAAAGCTTACTCCTCTCTCATTACAGAAACTTTCAAATTTATCGTATTGACCTTTCTCCATATTTTTGACCATGAAGGTCATAAGGTCTAGCTTCTTCTTCGGTTCCTTTCTTTCTACAACTTCGTTTTTTTTAGCTTCCACTTTTTTCACCTCAATTAAGTGTATGTATAACTATTGAATGCAACCCTTAGATTATTATCTCCATAAGGATCATCGAAAGCATTTGCTGCTGCATTATCCGTTTGTTCTACAACAAACTGTGGATTTGCATCAGCATCTGTTTTACTTAATTTTAATGTTACTGTTGCTGTTTGTTCACCATCAGCATCTTCACTAGGATCTACTGAGACATTCAAACAATTTACGTATGTGTATCTCAAAGCTTTTCCTGAGTTAGGTACTTTTGGACTAGCTGAATCAAACCCGACAGCCCAAGTTATTGTGACTCTCTGTCTTAATCTTGTTCCATCAGACGTAACAACATTTACGCTATTAGTTGTAACTGCTGCTCCGTACCTTGAAGAAAATGGCCACAAGTCATCATAAGGAATTATTTCAAATTGAACCTCAATCTGATCTGGTGTTTCTTCTTTAGTTATAATTCCTCCACCAAACACAGCGATATCAGAAGTATCTTCTGTTCCACCTGTTTGACTGAAAGATGTTACTTCGCCAGTAATACTCGTAGTAGTACCTGCTCCTGCAGCTTCAATTGTTAAAACCGCATCTTTTGAAAACCATGCATCTGCCATTCTAAATCACCTCACAATGTTTTTTAATATTGGCAATACTGTCTTATCTACAACATCCTGAGTGCTAACCACTTCGAATGCTTTTCTTCTGAACCCTGTAGCGGTTCCCTTGTTCGAATAATCTGCTGTTAAAAACCCTCTGGATTTTGCAGCAAGTATTCTTGAATCAGACCAACCTGCTTTTAATTTAAGCCATCTTTCTAGTTCATCTGTTATTCTTATTTTTACTGCTCTACTTCCTTTATCGAAGAAGACAGCGTACTTAGGAACTGAACCAACTATTGCTAATCCTTTTTGTGAAGCAGTTCTTACGATGTTCACTAAAAGACCTTTGTCAATTCCCGCTACATAAACAGAAGTTCCAAACTCCTGATCTCTTCCAAATTCAATATTTTGTTTCATCAATTGTTGGCTTTTAAGAGCCATCGCATTTGATGATCCGTTAATTGCTTCATTAACTAATTTGCTTCTTAATCTTAATAATTGAGAAGTGTTAATACTTATTTGTAAAACTATCATACCCTCTCCGAGTATGTCCAGGATAAAGCAAAATCTCTTTGATAAAAATTAGATTCACTCATAGGATCTGATTGGATCCCATTATCAATGATCTTAAGGTTCTTCATTCCTGCTGTACTAAATGTTGGTTTGCCATCTTGTAATCTTTTCATTGTTTCATTAGCAAGGACTTCAGCATCAGCAGTAGATCCTTTATGAGTAACAGAAATAACCATTGACCCAGTTCTTGTGTCTTCTGAAAAAGTACCTGTTACTTCAGGAACAATTGTTGGTTGAACAACAACAATAGGATAACCAGTAAAATCCTTGAAGCTTTTTCTTCCGGATTGTCTATTAGGAAAATGAGTAAGAATCCATTTACTCCTTGATCTCACAGGAGTTTGAATATCAGTAAGTCCATTAGTTGCATCTTTAAGATAATCAAGAACTATTGCTTTTGTTTCGCTAAATACATTGTCTTGGTTTATAACCAAATCATCACCTTTTAAAACCCAAGATATACAAGGGAGTTTCTACTAATTAAACTGATTCATCTTCTGTATCATGAAACACTCCTATCTTTTCTAATTGTCTATCTACTGCTGTTTCAAGATCTGTAACATATTGTCTAAAAACAACTGCGGGACTTGCAACTTCTCCAGCAGATTGAGTAGTGAATTCTGCTGTGTTAAGTAAAGCATTTTTCCCTTTTGGACTTTTAGCAATATTGAGAGTTGCAATTATTACTGTAAGCCTGACAACTTCCCAATACTTGTCAAGAACTCCGTAAGTGTAATCTTTTATTCTAGCTGTCCTGATTCCTGTAACAATAGAAACATTTGTGTTAATCAATTTTACTCTTCGATCTCCATCAATAAGATAATCTGAAGTTGTTAGTTCAGTCCAATTTGGTGCTGCTGATTCAGCATCAGCTAATTGAATTGTAATTGAAGAAGTAGAAACAAAAGGAGCATGTTGAATCTTAATATAGTTTCCTGGATCTGTTGATTCTTCTCTATTGTGATATTCGTAATCTGAAATTAATATTGGAGTAAAAACTGTTCCGCAAAGTTCTTCAGCTTCTCTGGAAGCTGTTTCAAGAATTTCATTTGCTTCAGCAGTCGTATAACTATCCTCGCTGTCTGAACCATACCCTAATTGATTGTAAGAATCCAATTGTGCTATCGTTGCATAAACTACCATGTTCTTCACCTAAAATTAATTTGAAAGGGGGTTTCCCCCCAATCATATTCACAAAGTAATTATATCTTTAATTATTGTTATTGCTTCTTGCCTTCTAGCTCTGAACGCAACACGCTCATTAGCATAGAATCTCCACTGATCTAACTCGAAATTTTTATCTCTTTCGAAAGTTAGTCTCCTTCTGTCTCCAATGAATGCTCCTTCTTTACCATTCATTACAACACAGTCGGTTAATGAAGTTCCGGAACCTTTTGTAAGGTTTGTTGGAAGGATTTCTGAAATGAATACTTTCAATCCGTAGATTGTTCCGATTGCACCATCTCTTAATATTGGTGAACCGAATGTTGCTTCATCAAAGATTGGTCTGCTATTTGCATCCTCAAGTGTTCTTAGCTTGTGGACAATTATTGAATTACAGACAAATTCTGTTGCGCTGATTCTCCCTTTTGTTGCAGCCCATACTTTTTGAGCAGCAAGAGAAATCTTTGCAGTAGTGATATCATCACCATCTGCTCCAACAGCATCTACAGTATTTATGCTTGTGTAAGTTGTAGTGTCTCTTATTCCTGACAACTCACCATTATCTGTGTCGCCTGAACCTTCACCATTGAAGAAAGCATCGTCTTCTCCGAATGCCATTTCATCAGCCATGATTCTGACAATTTCTTGAGCTACGTCAGGATTTGAATCCTCAAGTAGTTCTGTTGAGGTATAAACTTTAACCCTCAATTTCTTTGCAGTAAGAGTGATCTTACCTGTACCTGGAGTGCTTTCTGCACCAGTTATATTTTCAGCAGTCCATGTTTTGCTTGCTCCCGAAGTAGTTGTAGGAAAATCTTGAACATTACTCGTCATCCTAACTACTCTGAAAAGCTTACGCCCTATAGATGCTTCTCTTAAGAAACCAACAAACTGATTAGCAAGTGGTACTGGTACTGCAGTTCCACCTTCAGCTTGGTTAGCTTCGTTCATTGCTTTTAATAGGTCTTGTTCCCAGATTCTGTTTTCTTCCATCAATCATCACCTCAGTAGTCGATATCTCCACCAAAGTCCTTAGTAGTATCTGTAAGGGCTAATAGTGCTTCATCGTCAGCTTTTTTCTTGTCTTCAGGTGATTGTTCTTTTGTATCTACCTGAGATTTTCTTTTCTTTATTTTTACTGCTTCTTTAAGAATTTCAACCATTGCTTCCTTGATAATCTTTTTATCAGGTTTAGCATCTAACTGTTTCTTAAGTCCAGCAACTTCTTTTCTCAATTCAGTTTCAACTGATTTTTTATCTTTATCAGAATCATCTTCATCGTCTTCTTCTTCATCTTCTTCTTTTTCATCAGATTCTTTTTCCTGAGTTTCTTTTTCTTTTTCTTCAGTTTTAGAATCGTCAGCTTCTTTTTCTTCTTCTTCTTTATCTTCCTCTTTATCTTTTTTGTTTTCAGCCAATTGAATCACCTCGTTCATTGCTTTATTAACAACTGTAAACAGCGAATTCTTATTTGCCGGAATATCAACAACTGATATTTCCGCAAGCCAAAGCTTTTCAATAACATTCGCTTTCTTTCCTTCTCCTCTCTTGAGGACTCTACCGCCAATGCTAAAAGCCTTGACAACTCCCGCTTCAATTAAAGCCCATGCCTTATTTGCTAATGGCACATCAGGTGAATTAACAAGTTCTGCTTTTACAAACAAACCTTTCTCATCAACCTTAGCTTTAATAATCTTCCCAATTGGTTCCTCATTATGCATATAACGCATGATAGGATTCTTCATATACTCTGACAAAGCGCCTTTGAAAGCTTCTCTCATAATTATCTCTCCATGGCGATCTGTCTCTTCAATATTAGCATAACCTTCTACTATTCTTGAATCATCAGTAGATTCCTCTGATTTATGAAGATCAAAGTAAAAATCAAAGTTTCCCTTTTTCAATTCAGTATTTTGTTTCTTATCCCTTCCAACTCTCTCAGTACAAATGGCAAAAGCTGATTGCTCTTTTGTTTTACCCTTTTGAGGTTTGAAATTAGGATCACCCATTATATCTTTTACGCATTTATCAAACTTTTCACCCATTCATAACACCTCACATGTTGTTCCTCGGGATAGCTTCAATTGCACCTGTTAAGAAGCGCATCTTAAATTCTTCCACATCAATTGTTTCTTTTAACACAGTGTGAGTATAAAAATATAACCCATCGCTGAAGTAAAGAATAATCCTGTTTTCAAATTCTTGGAAGAACACTTTTGATTCAACAAAAGGTCTTTGAGAAGAACTTTCAACAAGAGCAACAAAAATATCAAAATTAGGAATCTCCATAGTAGATGACTTTCTTATCTTTGCATTTTCAGCAAATAACTGAATCATGACTTTTATTTTTTTATCATTACTATCCTCTCTGTCACCATTAGCATTATTATCTTGAGCTTGATTATTCCCAGGTGGTTTTGGGTTTTGATTATTAACCGGAGGCTTAAGTAACTCTGTTGGAACATCAGAACCATAACCAGCTTTTATTCTTGCTTCTTGCATAGTAATTACTGGCCTAGGTCCATTAAGAAGAAGATTGATTACTGTAGCTTCTCTGATCTCGTCTCTTCTATAATTTTTACTAAGGATAAATTCAACGTTCCCATCAAAAAATCTTTGAGATAAATCTAAATCCATTACTCTTTCAAGATCATCTTGCATTGAACCAATCGCAACAAAATAAGGTTGCAATGAAAGATCAGATGATCTCTCAGCAGACTGATGACCAAACAAAGCAGGAGTAGTTCCAATTACTTCATCAAGCATTTTTTCAACACGATCAAGTCCTTTTAAGAACTCAGCATCTTTTTTGAACTCATTTAGAACTTTAAAATCTATATTTCCAGTGCTTACTAAAGGCCCTCTTCTTCCTTGCTTATGCCTTTGTTTCAAATCTTTTTTGAACTCAACTATAAGTTTAGATTTTGGTTTCTCATCAGGAAACATAAACATTATATCTGGAGTAGCATTGTTTTTGAAAAAATTCTTATTATAACTTTTTGCAAAAACAAGTGAAGTTAAATCAAGAACAAGAGGATAAATTTTTGAGAAACCATAAACATCATCATCAAGTCTAGCTAATCTAAAGTGAATTATTTCTTTAGGAGTAAAATTAATTGTTTCTCCACCATTAGGAGTTTGAGTATAGCCTTCAAGATTCCCATGTTTGTCAACTCTTATTCTAATTGTAGTTGGTCTTACCCTAACCATATCTACAGGAAAACAAAGCTGAGGATTTGTTTTTAAAATAGAATCAAGTGTAATACTACTTTCAAAAGATTTATTCATTACATCAATCATTGTTCTTAGTTGTGATTTCGTTGATGAGACTACTTCCCAATAAGCATTCCCAGTGAGAAGTAAATCTTGAACTGTTTCTTGTAAAAGGATTTTAAGATTCATTCCTTTAGCCCAAAGAGCAACTTGTTTCTTTTTGGTTTTCATGTTTGATTCTACTTCGACTTTATTTGCAACATCTATGGAAAATTTATTTATTCTTCCAAACACTTCTGGAATTAATTTAGCAGTAGCATATACTGTATCAAAAGTAGTATTTCCGACAACAGGAGTTGTTTTTCCATTTTCAGCATCAAAGTTTATAAATTCGATTTGTGATTTAGGGGATCCTGCATCTTCTTCAGTCGGCAAAAAATATCACTCCGTTAGAGTAAATTATTTAAATAAAGTGTTGAACTATTATAAAAAGCTATATGTTTAAAGAAAATTAAATATCCCACATGTTTGATTCATAATCCTCATCATTAGAACTACCTTCTTTTGAAACATCAATGTCTTTTTTACCACCATCATCTTCATCATCATCAAGATCAATTGATTCAATTGAAGTATAATTAATAGCAGCATCTGCAGCTTCTATAGCGAGAGCAAGAGCTATGACACAATCATCATGCTTTCCTAAAGCTTCGTAAGTTTGCTTTCCTTGATTATCTCGTTTCAAACCAAATGTCAGTAACTCTTCAATAAGAGTTTCATCTGATTCATCAATAATAAGAACTTTGTTTCTCATGTAAGATTCAAGTTTAGAAAGAATAAGCTCCTTGGTTTTACGAGTAGTAATGAATGGTTCGAAAACCCCTGGGAATCCTTTATCAACTCCAGTAAGTTCATTAGCCATATCAATAGAAAGTCCAACCGCTTCAATCATTCCTTTTTGTATATTAAATTTCTCTTTCAAATATCTTAGTCTGTCCTTTTGTTCATCCGATGGTTTTCCTTGATATCTCTCTTTTCTAGCTTGAGTTAATTTACCATCAAACTTTTTAAGGATAAAATAAACAGAATAGTCTGAAGATTTTTTAGTACCTAGTGCAATGTCTGCTCCAAGGAAATATTCTCCTGCTGCTCTAGCTTCAGACTCAATTTCAACTTTACCCATACAACTCTTGACAAGATCATAAGGAAATAAAGCAGTTCCTGCAGCAATAGGTTTACACATGTACTCTTTGTTAAAAGAAGCAGAACCCATTGAGTTTCTTAAACGTTCTAGTTTCTCAGCAGAGTATTTCTCAGGCCAAAGAGGAATATTAAATTTATCATCAATTGCTTGCATTTTAAGAACACTCATATTAGGAAATTTCTCTTCATCACTCAAATCACCAAGAAGCAAATCATCAAAACTCTGAGGAGTACCAGTAACCATGAGCTTTCCTTTTCTAGTTTGAAGAGTAGGATAAAGAACTTCATGAAAACCTCTCTTAGCTTTCTCCCAAGTAATAGCATCATCTTCAAGAATATCATCAAGTAAAACATAATCTGCATGAATGGAACGAATTGATGTTGGCCTTGAGAAAGGTCTAGCATAAAATCTAGTTCCGTTCTTTAATTCTATTTCCCCTTCAGACCATTTAGAATCCCCACCTGGATAAAGATCTCTTCTCAATTCAGGGATGTCTTCAATCCAACTTCTAATCCTATTAAGATTTCTAAGCGCTTGTTTTTCTTTAGCAGAACTAATTAAAATTTCAAGTGGTTTAGTAGCTTTCCAAGCTATGTGAGTTAAATAAGAAGTTGAAGTTACTGATTTTCCGTGGCCTCTTGGAAGAATAGAAAGAGATTCATCTGAAGCTTCGAAGTTATTCACTAATGCTTTATGGTGCGGATATAACCATAAGTCTGGATCGCTCTGACGAATGATTGTATTGAAAAAGAATTCGTAATCATTCTTTGCCAGAATCTTCCGATGTAGCGGTGGTCTCTTTTGTAGTTGGTTCAACGGTTGCATCTATACTCACTTCTTCAGATACTCCATAGAGTTTTTTAACTCTATCAATATTTGTAATTTTAATGACACCCATTTTTTCCAGGGCTTCAAGATCACAAAGATAATCTTTTCCAATAGAAAGAATATTAACTGTGTGCTGATCTCCTGTTCTGATTCTTCCAACTGCTTTCGCAATTAACTCGAAAGAACGATTAAGCTGTCCAGCAACTTGTGCAAAATACTTATACTTCTTTTCTTTTTCAAGAATATCAAGTGCTTTTTCAAGTCTTACTGAAAGATCATTCATTCTCTCAACTAATTGAGTTTTACAAGCCTCTAAATCTGCTGAAATTTTTACTTGTCTTTCCTCAATAGAAGAACTGTAATCAGGAAAAAGTTTTTGGAATTCAACAATAGTTATTTCATAACCATGTGAAGAATTTAGTTGCTCGATTGATTCTTCTAATGGAATTCCTGAAGCAACTCGATCCACAATATAATCCTTAATAGAATAAGGGTTATCAGGATCATATTTTGCTACTTTCAATTTCAATCTTCTCCACAAAACTATTTTTGTTTTTCTTCTTAGCATCTAACATTTTAGCTAGTTTTACAGTCTCCATGTTTCGATCACCAACGCTCCATTTTTAAAGTAAATACTATTTACCTTTTCTCCATTAAAATTGTTTCCTTTTAATACTTTAGATATTTCTACAGCAAATTCTGCTGCAGAAAGATCCTTCAAACCTTCTTTTCCTGAAATTGTGATTATAGCCATTCAAAAACCTCCTACATTATTTTTCTTCTAGTGATAATTTAACACCACATACTGTTTCACTTGTTTTGTTCTCAGACATTCTTTTTATGTCTAACATTATTCTCTGACAATCTCTTTTACAAAAAGGACAAGTTCCTTCTATTACTTCTCCAATATCTTTTGTACCTATCCCTTTGTAAGTCAATTCTCCTTTACCAACTTTGAATCCACCATCAAATACATGATAACCTGATTCTATATTGGCGCAAGTAGTCCATGCTTTCCTTGCTTCGGTTGTTCCATAAGTAGCTGTGATAACACATTCCTTTGGAACTAATTTCTTGAGTTCTTCTAACTTACCATTCAAACCTTTTGAAACAATCAAATGCTTTAGCTTTCCTAAAAAATCTTTTCCTTCAGCTAAAACACTTGGCAAGTGCATACTAAGACCTGCAATGTAAACCGGTGGAAATTCTTTAAACAACTCTTTTGCTTGCTCTGGCTTTATCATTCCTAATTCTATTACTAGAGAATTAGTTAACTCTGCGTACTGGTGTACTATCCAGTAACCAATGTTTGAAGAGTGAGGGAAGAAATTGTAAATAATTCCTTGCTCTCCATTGTAGATTTCTCTGAACTCCTCAGCACATTTATTTATTCCTTTCCAATCTTTCTCTCCGTAGAAAACAGGTGTTGGGTTTCCTGTTGTTCCTGTTGTATATAATATCGTTTTCATATAATCCCTCCTTAAGTGTTATTTGGTAATCCAACTTTTGAACCTGATGGCATTTTTAATTTAGAACCGCTTCCTTTTACATAAATATGGCTAGCATCATCAAAAGATAAGCTAAATCCATTTATATCAAGAAAATAACCAGCATCTATTAACAAAGAACCTACTTTTTCTTCATCTTGCTCCATTGTACAGTTTCCACTTGTGGCATTAATAACCCAAGCACCAGCAGGTGCAACACAAGCATGAGTATAATTAATCCCTAATTTAGCTCTATAATCTGTAGCGTTTGTATTATCATAATCCCAAGAATATATCCTTCTAGGGTCATCTCCTTTAGAACTAGCTGCTTCATCAAGTTTTATAGTAACATAATTCCCATAAGCAAAAGTTGCTTTGTCAACTATTCTTTGAATCAGAGCTGTGAAATCTGTTGTATCATAATTAGTATTTATAGCCCATATCCCAGCGTTCCAAGTAACATAAGTAGCCCAAAAAGTTCTTGAATTTAAATTCTCTGAAGCACCAAACACTGCTGAATTAACAACATCTTCAACATAAATTCTTGGGTCAAAATCATCACCAGCAGCAACATAAGAACGAACTTCTATGAGAGCAGCACCAATTGATGCACCTGGATAAACATTGAGTTGAAACCTAAGAAAACCATTAGTAGCACTATATTCACATCTAACGCTATCAGCTGTTAAATTAGGTGTTGAAGAAGACCTATCACAATACCCATCATTAGCACTTGCAGAAATACTTACAATAATGGCTTCAGTTCCCAAGTTTACTCACTTCCCATTCACCTAACTCTGCTTTTTCAATTGCTTGGTCTAACAAACCACCGTCATCAATTGCTTTTTTTACAAGTAATTTTAATTCAGATATACAAATCACCTTTGGTTTTAATCACGCATCTACATAAACTGCTATTCTGCGAACAACTCCGTTTATTTCTACGCGCACACTTTCGAGTGAATTTGTTGCACCAGTAATTACTCCTCTGTCGCTTCCAATAAAATTTATGAATCCTTCTGACACATCTGCTTGATCTAGAACAAGAACTGGAATTCCTTCTGTTGTACTTGATTGGTCTATGTGAAGCTTTGCAACTGGACTAGCTGTTCCTATTCCTACATTGCCAGATGTATCCATAGTTAATTTAACAGAATTATCATATCTCCATTGAAGTTTATCTGAGATACTTACATCCATTCTCATCGTCCAGTCGTTTAAATCTGAACTTCCATCAGAAGTTAATTGTAATACTGGGTCGTTAGCATCTGCTTCAATAGTCATAGTAGTCCAACTTGTGCCTTTTACGTGTAATTTAGTATTTGGACTAGCTGTTCCTATTCCTACATTGCCAGTTGTTCCACCACCCAAATCAAAAGTCATAATATTTCCGCCAGATTTTATACCACCACCATCATTGTATGCTTTAATA